CGATACCTCATTAATAAATTGCAACAATATCTCTTGCAGTTGTATCTCTTGCATGGACTTTTTTAACTTGAATCCAATCAATGAAAGTTCCACTTGGTATGTTTTTCAAGGTGATTGTATTTCCACCTATCAAATCAAGTTTCAAATTTCCACCAGTTCCAACAAACAATTTTGCATTATTCAAATCTAAATCATCTCGATCAGATGGTGAAACAGAATCAGCAAATTGCCCTTTTTTTCTTAATACTTTTGCAAGTGTTTTTTGTCTTGTACTTAGTGCCATGTTTTACTTTTTACAACATTCATTTTTAATTTCAAAGAAAGACAAACACAAAGGTGCAACAGCTACCAATGTGAATGCCACCACCATCCAAGATAATGGATTTGTTTGCAGATAAGTAGAAATAACTCCAACAAGTACACCACTAATGGTTCTTTTTGCTGACCATTTCTTGTTCTTATCCTTGAATAAATCTGGGAGGATTTGAAACGCTTGTTTTATCAATGTACTTTTCAACATCTTTTTTCTTTTTTTAATATAACCACATCACTTCTTGTGGCAATTCAATGTCACAATCAGCATGAATGAAAGTTTTTGCAATTCCTATTCTTGTGAATCCAGCATCCAACAATGCATGAAGTATGATCATTCTTTGATGTGATGACATACATGCAATGTCAATTGCTGTTCCACGTAAATGTGCTGAGTTAGGTTTTCCACCAACTTCCATGTTGTGAAATCTGGATCTCCATGAAGATGTGATTGTAAATGGTGTGTCTGCAAATTCCCTTGCATCATCCAACATCTTCAAAAGTTTTGGATTCATTTTATCAAAACAATTAACACCATCACAAGTGAATTCTTCTTTTATAAAGTGTTTCATTTTAGTCATTCTTAGACATTATCTTTTTAATGTTATAAACTAATACAGAACACAAGACAAGTATCGTCAGAACGCTTTCAACATCCATCAATGGAACTGATATTGCACAAACATTGACTGTGTTAAAACTTGCTAATTCATTTAAGGTGCTTTTCATTTCTTTTTTTCAGATAAATTTCCAACAACTTCTTGTTGATTTGCTTCTTTTCTTGATTGCTTTTGCAACCCTTTAATCTACCAGCCACAACAATTCCAGTTTGCCAGTCTATTATTGCCTCTACTTGATCCAGATATTGTCAATCCACCTTCTGAATAGGTCTGTGTTTCTGGATTCATGTCTGCACCACTATTTGAATTGTATTCTGGAAACAAAGATCCATTGTTTTGAAGATATGAAATCAATCTTTCTGTGTAAAATTGTGCATTGCTTCTTTCAATGTCAACCATTCGCATCACTTCAGCTTGTGAAAGTGCTGTAATATTGTCCACATTCCTTGATCCAATAGTTCCATTCAAAATCTTTCCTTGAAGATATGGATAAAAGTGGACCAAAGTCCATTTCAATGTTGCCATTCTTACATAATCATTCAATAAAAGATCATAATTTCCAGCAACTGTTCCAGCTGTTATTTGTGTCTTCAAGGCGTTGAATAAATCTGTTCCAAGAATTGGTTGGATCTGTGAATCTTGTGCTTGAATAATTGATGGAAGCAAATCTTTTGCATCAACTGAAGCATCAAGATGTGAATAAGCTTTGATATAAGATTCATCAATATAAATGACTTGTGCTTGTAATCCCATAATTTAAGATTTCATGAATGGTGGATTAATTTTTCCGTGATTTGGTGTGTCATAAGGTGCAATTGATTCTGATCCTTTTTGAACAATGAATGGATTATTCCCAACCCTTGATTCATTTGTCATTCCTTTGTTTGGTAAAAATCGACCTCTGGAATCTGTCTTTCTGAAATATATTCTTCTCAACCAGCCATGTCTGCAATAGCAACCTCCAGAATGTTCAAATAAATCATAAGAAGATTGTCCTTTTTCAGCAAATGATCCATTCACACTTGCTTCAGACATTGCAACAATATCTTCTTGCCTCCATTCCAAACCAGATTTTGACCAGTTCATCATTTTGTCACAGAATTCCCTTGACTTATTTCCGTCTTTGTTTGGTGTATTGCTTGTCTTCTGATATGAATATCTGACTTTGTATAGTCCAACATCACCAAAATCTGATTTCTTATCTGCATCAGCCATTGATTTTGTCGGCATCTTGTTTGACTTTGCAAAGGTCTTCAAGTCTTTTTTTGATTCAATTTTATCTTCAACCAGTAATTCCCAAACATCATCATCATTCTTTTCAGCACAAAGTTCCAATTTAGACAAAAGTAAACTTCCATGTTCATCACTTAAAAATGGTCTTTTATCTTTTTTTTTTGCTGACAATTGCTGAAATATTGCAATTGGTTCTTCACTAAAGAAACCTTGTGCAATATCCATTGGAAATTTCAAGAACTGATTCATGAACACAATCGCTTGTTCTTGTGTCAATGTTCCTTCTTTTACTTTTGCAATCAAGTCAAGTGTTGGTTCAATATGGTCACCAGTCATTGTTGGAATCACATCAGTCACAACTTCATCACGAACAACTTCTTCTTCTGTATTGGTAAATTCAGTCTTGAATAAATCAAATGGTTCAAAGAATAATTGAAGATTCATTCCATCTTCAGCCATCACAATATTCAATGCGTCTGTGATTATATCTCTGAAAGGATCAACAACTGTCTGTTCAAATAAGGCTGAAGCCACTTGAAGCTCTTCAGCATTGTTTCCAAGTCCACCACCATCAGCATTCACACCAAACAATCTTGGTGAAACAACTCTGTTTCCAACCATTATCTTGTTTGTGATTTCTTTACTTAGAAATTCATATTGCTTGTCTGCATCACTTAATGGAATAGCTGTGATTTCTGGTGTTGTATCTCTGCCATCAGAAAATGTGCAAAGAAACTTTCCAGCATTTGCAGAACCACCAAGTTCAGCTTCAATTGTTCTTTTTATTTCTTCACGTTTTTCCCTTGCTGGAATACCATTTGCAAAGTTTACAATGAAACTTGGTGCAAGACCATTTTCGATCTGTGACAAATGGAATTGTGCAACATTCACATCAAGTTCAATGTAATTCCATGCACCAATCCAATCTGGTTTTGGATAATAATATGATCCAACTGAATTCATTTTCACACAAAGAACTTGATTTGGATAAGTTGCTTTTGCTGATGGATCAAATGATTTTAATTCTGTGTATTTTGCACGTTTTCCGTCTTGCCAGTTATGGCTGTGATAGTACCAATCAACATCACCATCTTCATCTGTGTGTCCACTTCTCATTGTTTCATAAGGAAGAACTTGCATGTCCACAATTGATTCCCGATCTAATGAATAAGACATTGAAATGTAGAAACCACCATGCAATTTCAAATCTGTACACATCAATTGAATGTCATTCTTTCCAATCTTTGTGTTGATCAATGAATTGAATCTTGCCCAATCTTCTGGATGTTCTTCTTTGTTATGTGCATCAATTCCACCACCATAAATCCATGATGAAATTGAATTCACCAATGCGTTTTGTGTTGCAGAATTTTGATACAATCCAATTGTGTGTTGTGGAAACAAATTATCTGCTCCATACCAAATGAAATCAGATCCTTTTTTCACTATTTCTTGACTGTCTGTTAGTGAATAGGATTGTCCCATTGCAGACAGATTGAATGCTTGTTTATCCATTGTAAGAAATTGTTGTTGGTATTATTAATTCATCAACTCCAGATGGAGCATTCTGGAAATAGTCATTTGTCCAATTGTCATTGTGAACAAGTGCAATTCCATTTGTTACAAGTCCAGCAATTACAGAATCATCTTTGTTTGTTGCAAGTGCATTCCCAAAATATATTTCATAATCAAATAAACCAGTTGTATTGATGTTGATGTGAAATTCTTCAACATGATCATCTAAATAAAAAGAAAATTGTCTGCTTCTTGGAAAGTTGTTTTCCATGCTTTTCAACAAAGACCAATATTCTTTTTGCGTTGTTTGTTCAATTAATCTAATATAGTAAGAATTAGGTGTGTAATCTGAATTAAAGTTTGGTGTGAATTGATCATCTCCAATTGTATTGGAATAAACCGATGAATAAACATCTAAAGAAACAATATTTTCAAAACCATTACTACTTTTCAGATGCAACATTCTTCTTCTTCTTTTTAATTGGTTCTAAATAATTGGGATGATTTAATTTTAAATATTCCATCACCCGATCTTCAACAACTTCTGAAAGATATATTCTGACTGATCCTTTTATAATGACTTTGTTCAGCCATTCTTTTTTTATTTTCATAGTCTAAAGATATAAAAAAAAAGGTGATGGAATTAACCACCACCCTTTTTACTGATTAACCAAAACCAAAACTATACTTGTGGAGTGTCGTATTGTGTAGCATCTTGAACTAATGTTCCACTTGTCCAAGCTTTCATTGGACTTGTGGTTGAAGAACAATTGTATGCTGGAACTGGTTCTGCACCAGTCATTTGCAATACATATCCAACATAGTCACCATAAGCAACATCACCTCCGTGTGCATAAGTTCCACCAGATAATTCAACACCATTTTCAACACCTAATAAATAATAAACTCCATTGTTATCCAGAACAATTATTTGCCATAATCCTTCAACAACTTTCTGCATTCTTGCCCAAGATTCTTCTGAATCATGTGACATGTGCAAATCCAAGTCTGTTTGATATGCAACCGCTCCACCTTTACCAGTCAAAATTGTCTGATTGAATGAAGATAATTGTCTGTCTAAATCAAACTCATAGAAATTTAAAGATCCACCTGCTTTTGTTGTTATATCACTCACAATACCAGTTGATGGATCTGATGTCACATCAATGATTGATTCTGCATCATAATAGTTTGCAAGAAATACTTTCTTTATACCTCCAACTTGTCCTTGACAGAAATAACCCCTTCCAGAACTTATTGTACATCCAGCCATTTTTTTTCTTTTATATATTAATAAAACAAAGAAAGGGAAAGACTAAGTCAATAGCCTTTCCATTTTCAATTGTTTATACGAACCAAACTGTGTCTGCAACTACTCCAATTGCAGTACCTACTCCAAACCTCATTGTGATTCTGTAATTGTCAGAACCATCAAGTGGTGTCATATCAATTGCTTGTGCCATTGAATCTGAATCAGCTGTTCCAATACCAACAAACACATTGTTCTTATTTGCAACAAATCCTTCACCAGAAGCAATTCCATTACAAGAAACAAGTTTGTATCCTAAGAATTTAGTTTGTGGCGCTCCAGCAACTGCTTGGTTGTAACCATCACCAGTCTGTCCAACTGCTAAGTTGTATGCTGAAATAGTTACTGGATTCACATATAAGTTTGTATTCTCAAAGTCACCAACAATTCCAGCTGGCATTGCTGTGATCATTTCTTGAAGACCTGCAAGAACTGTTGCAGATGCATCAATTGGATTTACAAGTGCAGTTGCTCCAGCTGTATTTCCAGATGCTAATTTAAGACCATCAAATGCAGCATATCCAGATGCAGTTGCACCACCCATCCAAATATTGTTTTCAATATCTGCTTGTACGAATTTAGCAACATATAAAAGTATTGCGTCAGCATAATCATCTGGCACACCAGAATTGATTGAATATGCATCACCTTGCCACCATGTACGGAATTCACGCTTACAAAGTTGTAAGTTGACCATTTGATCTGTGATGTCCAAAGAAGCTTCTTCAAGTGTAGTTGTTGCAGTAACATCAAAGTCACATGCTCCAGCTTTTATCAATGCAGCTGCACCAGCTCCAAATGACATTCTTGGAATGATTGCTTTGTATCTTATTCCATCTAACAATGTAACATTACCACCATGTAAGGTTGGTGCAGATATTACAGCAGCATGAATATATGGTAATGCTAAATCACCAGCATAAGTTGATGTAGGATTTAATGGATTTGCCATCTTATTTGTTTTTTGTTTTGTTAAAAATTTGTAAAATTCTATCTTCAGAAGTTAAAGCAATTTTCACTTCTTCACGTTTGTGTGATTTTGGAGTGTGCTTAAATGATTTTTGTGCAGACAACTTCTTTACTTTTTCAAGTTCTGTGTTGTGTGCTTCTGTCATTTCAGCAAGTTTTTCAGCAATCTTCAATTCAACTGCTTCTGTGATCAACTTGCCTAATTCAAAACCATCTTCTTTTGTCATGTAAGTTGACAAATCAAGTTCTTCTTTTTCAGTTGTTTTTTCAACAACTTCTTCAGCTGACATTTCTTCTTCAACAGTTTCTTCAGAATCAGATTCTGTCTTTATGTCTGTCACTTCACCATCGACAACTTCCAAAACACCACCATCTTGCAATTCATAAGTTCCAGATGGCAATGCCATTTTCTCATCATCTTCGCCCAATACAAAGACAAGTGAACCCTTTTCAAATGAATCAGAATCAGTTGCAATTTTAGTTCCGTCAACAAGAAATGCTTCAGCCATCATTTTGACTTCTTCAGAAAGTTCTTCTTTATTACCAAGAAGTTCTTTCATTTTGTTGTAAAGGTTTTCCATTTTTTGTTTTTATTTTCCAGTAGTTAAAAGATTTTATATACGTTTTTTCCTTTCGCTTAAAATTGCCCTTGCTTTTGGGATGACTGAATTAGCAATTGTTCTGTTTTTAATAGCAGCACAAATCTTGTTTGCAGTTTCTTCATTACCATATTCAGCCATTTGATCAGCAATACATTCATCCCATGGATAAGCAGCAAGATAAGTTGATTCTTCTTCTTTGATCATTGTTGAAATTTCATTCAATTTCAAATCTTCTTGACTTAATGATTTTGAACTTAATTCTTGCATCTTATCAGTAAAGAAGCCTTCAATACTAAATCCAAGAATTTCACCATCTTTCACTTTGTTCCATATTTCATCATTGTCAACTTTCATTGTGACAAACCATGTTCCAATTGGACAATGTTCAAATCCATATTTTACAGATTTGTCAATTGAAAATTCTTTGATCCAAGATTCAACAACACAAATTCCATCAATTTTTGATTCATGTTCAAGTGTTGCAGATTGCAGATGATTTCTTTTCATGTACAATTCAGAACACTTTTTGATTGTGTCTTTTGAAAAGTAAACATGATAGTCAGAACCATCATCATCCAATCTAAAGATCTGTTTATTTGGAACAAGTGCTGGTGCAATCAGAAGTCTTTTTTCTTCATCTATCTTTGCAAATTTCAAATCTTTTTGTTGCTTATTTAATGCAACCCAATATTCATCAATGGCTGGATCTTCAACTAATGATATTGCGAAGACACCATCTTGATCTTCTTTTTCTTCTTCTGATATTATCAGCTCTACAATTTTTGTCATTTGTTTTTGTTTTTAAAGTGTTGCTTTTTGTTGAATCATTGTGTTGATTTGTTGTGAATCTGTTACTTGTTGTTCTACCACATAAGCTTGAACTGGTGGTGTTTCTTGTCCAAACTGACTATTGAATTGCTCTGTAATTGATGGAAGTCCAGACAAGTCTGTAAGTGATTCAGCACCACCAACTGATCCACCAGATGGAAGTGAACCCCCACTTGGAACTTGTGCGCTTACTGGCTTTTTGGTTTTTACTGATGTGATGTTTTTAACTGCTTTCAATCCAGCTGCCAAAGTCAATCCAGCTTGAATGTAAGACATTGGTGGTGGTAATTTTAAAGCTTCAGTCACACCAGTCCAAGTGTTGACAGTTGCTGTTGCAATTCCAGTTGCTTTTGATGCAGCTGAACCCTCTTCAAATAGATCTCCAGCCATTCCAATTGTGTCAGACAACATTTGAACATCTTGCTTTCTTGCATCTTCTTTTGCTTTTGCTAAATCTTCAGCTGTCTTCAAGTCTTCTTCAGCAAATTTGTCATTTGATTGCTGAACTAAGTCATTGAATTGTTTGGTCAATTCAAAAATGTCTTCACCAGACTTTCTTGCAAGTTCTACTTTTGCATCATAATCTTGTTGAAGTGCAAGAAGTTCTTGTTCCCTTTCTCCAATTGTTGCAAGTGCAAGTTCTTCTTTTGCAGTCTTTAATTCATCAGCAAGACCAGCTTCATTTGTAAGTTGTTCAGATTTAAGACCAGCAATTCTTTCATCAATATCAATCTGCTCAAGAAGTGATTGTTGATATGCTGTTTGTAATTCAATTGAAGTTTTATTTGTTGAAAGTTCAAGTTCTGCAATCCTTACTTTTTCATCAACAATTGCTTTTTCTTTTGCAGTCTGTTCTTCAAGTATTCTTCCAAGTTCAATGTTTGCTGAAATTCTTTCTTCAAATGTAAGTCTGACATCATCTCTGATTTGTCTTTGTTGTTCTGCTTCAAGTTGACTTTGCAATTGTTGTTTTGCCCTTAATACTTCAAGAAGTTCTTCATTCTTCTTTGCATCTGCAAGTGCAGTTCCAGTTGCTATTGCACCAGCAATTGAAATTTCTTTGATGCCCTCTGTTGCTGTTTCAGATGCTATGGACACAACTGATCCAATTTCAGTCAATGCTTCACCAAGATTGTCTTTGATTGATTTACCAGCATCAACCACTTCATCAACAACTTCTGTCAAGTTTGCTTTTGATTCAAGTATTTTTGCATTTAATTCATCAATTGTTTCTTGATCTTTTCCACCAAAGAATGATTCTTCCCAAGCCAATGCAGCTTCTTGAAGACCTAATTGAATGCCATAGAAAGCAGCCTTGAATGGAAATAAAACTGAAGTCACAATTCCACCCATGACTTTTCCAAGTCCCTCAAATCCCTCTGATGATTTTGAAACTGCATCAAATACATCTGTGACAACTGATGTCACTTGATTAAATATTACACTTAGTGTTTCAGTTGCAATTGCAACACCATCAATCACAGTTTGATTCTGCATCATGATGTCTTTTAAAAACTTGAAAGCTTCAATGATAAGACCAACACCAAGTGCTTTCATTGCAAGTCCCATTCCTTTGAATCCTTTGCCTATCTTCTTCAATGCACCTTCAGTTCCTTTTCCAGTCTTCTTGATGTCATCAAGATTCTCATTTGTTTCAGCAAGTGAATCTTTGACAGCATCCAGATCTTTTGAAATCTTCTGAACATTGGTTTTGAATTCTATGTCAACAACTATCTTTTCTGCCATCCTAATATTCTTTTGAATTCATTCATAATTGTATCATGATTCAATACTTGTTTTTCATACCATGATAATGTTTTTGTTCCATTGTATGTTGTTTTTGACATCAGTCTTACAACATCTGGAATAATATGACAAGCACCAACCCAATATTCATGCATTGGTTTAAAGTCAAGGATTTGAAATTCAGACAAATCATTCTTGTTTTCTGTTTTGAATTTTATGTGTTCCATTTTGATTGAAGATAGTTTTGTACTTGTTGAGTTTCTGAATCAGTTAGTTCTACATTGTAGACAATAATTTCATGTATTTCACCTCTGAATTCATTTCTGTCTGAAGTTCCACTTGATGAAACAACTGCACCAATTGAATAGATGTCTGATGTTGTATTTGTTGCTGATGAATTTGTATCTGTGTTTTGTTCTTGATCAAGAATGTATTGTGTTGTCCCAGCTCGTCTTCCAGTAATTACTTGTCTTTCAAGAACTGAAACATTATTGATAGAACAATTGTAGTTCTGACTGTTATTGTTTAAGAAAGCTATTGAATTGCTTCCTTGACCTTGTGTGACATTTATTGCAAATCCTTGTTTTTGTCTTGTTCCACCACAAACACCAGCAATCATTTGTCCGTAATTTTCAGAAGTTGTAATTGCAGATTTGAACACTACAAAAGTTGTTGATCTAATATCTGTAATTGTATGAAGTGATGAATCTGTATTTATTAAAACATCATTGATACCATCAAAAGTGATGCTTGGATCAGATAAGTCTTGATTGTATGTTGGTCTTGCTGTTGATGTTGGTGCAATCATGTCATATCCATTTCCACTTTTATCATCCCATTGTGTAACAGCACCAGATGAATGTGTCAATGTAATTGCATCAGCTGAATCAAGCCATAATTTAAGGCCAGTAATTTCTGATGGTTCAAATGGTAATCTGTTTGAAGACACGTCAATGTTTTGCAATGTTTGAAATGTGTATTTGAAATCAATTGACCAATCAACATCACCAAGATTGTAAGCCCTATCATCTGTGTCAATCTTAAAATAGAACAATCCTTCATTTGCAACTTTTTTTGAACCAATTGCACCCTCAATGTATGGCATTGGAAATTCCAAGCTTATATCAACAATATTGAATTCAGTTGATTCTTTTGAAATGTCTTTTGATAGTTGTAAAATTGTTGGTCTATAAGAATTATTATTGTTTACAATCACACCAGTATACTTTCTGAACATGTACTTCTGTGATCTGTCTGTTGTTGTTCCTCTTTCACTTCCAGATATTGTCATTTCAAACATCATTTGTGATGGAAAAGGCAATCTGAAAGAATTTGTTCCATTGCTTAAAATGGAATCTGAACCAGTATCAATTGTGTATTGTCCATTTTGACCAATTGAAATTTCTTCTTTTCCGTCTGTGAAACCATGCTTTATAAAGTGTCCACTTTGACTTCTTCCAGTTTTATTGTACAATGGATCTGTTCCACCAGACAACATGAATTCACCACTTGCAATTGTTTGACCATAGTCACCTTGAATTGATGTGTTGAAATATGATTGTCTTGTAAATATTTTGATTTCTGAACCATCAAAATCTTGTGCTAATGGATCAGACAAGTTGTTGTTTCCGACAATGTCAAACCCTTTTATATTTGCTCTTATTGTATTGTCATTTCCATTTATGTTTGTGAAGTCTGATGAATATTCAACTAAGTTTCTGCTTCCTTTAATTATATTGAAATCTGTAATCAAATTATTATTTCCAAGAACTTGATTGAAAACACCAGATGCAGAATTATTACCACCAAGAACAATTTCTGTTGATCTGTTTGGATTTGGAACTTTCTGTTTTGGATCATTGAAATCATTTGTTTGATTCCAGCATTGTGAAAATTCATACAAATAACCATTTGCTTGACAACATTCTTGTGTTGGTGTTTCTACCACACCACTTGAATTGTTTGTGAATATCACAATTCCACCAGCAGTTAAATAGCTTGGTGATGAAGTACATTCTATTCCAGAAGTTGCAATCAAATTTGTTCTTTGAACCTTTACTAATTCAACATTGCAATTTCCTTGTCCAATTAAAGGATAATTGTTGATCTTATTTATTCTGAAATATTCGTTTTTAACAAATATAATATCATTGAAACTTAGGTTGTTTATGTCTAAAGCTGACAATTTGAAAGTTGCAATCAATAGTCTTGCCTCCCGTGAATACGTTTCTTCAATGTATCTTTTCCAATAAACTGAATACGCTCCATTCAATGGTACTGGATAACCTAAAGCTCCAGTTGATTCACCCATAAATGAAAGACACTTTGTTTGTGGTGTGACAACAATATCTTCATAATTTTGAAATATTGAAAAACTGCTAAATTGTTGTGTTGCAACTGTATCTGTCAACCAAACAGATTCACCATTTACATCTGATCCACCATACCCAGAATAATATGATAATTTAAAACCAGAAACAGATTGACCATTTCCATTGTGACAAATGCTTGATCTGATTCCAGTATTTGGAATGTAGCTTGTGATTGTTGGATTAAATATTGTTTTTATTTCTTCCTTGTCTTTACCAAAATCGTTTGATGTATTGTCAACATATTGTGATCCATATATTTTTGAAGTTTGCTGTTCAAATAATGAATTCATGAAATCATCAGATTTCTGATCTGTGAAGATTAATGATTTTGCTTGAAGATCTGCTGTTGGTTTTAATTGTACATCTTTTGAAACGTCAAGTTTTTCTGTCCAATCCAAATCACTTCCTTGATCAATCCAATCTGAATATGGTTGAATATAAAGATGTGTAGGTTGTTGATCATCTGGAATGATTACCAAGTTGAATTTCTTTGCGAATGATGTAATGAAATCTATTGCCTTGACTTTTGGAAAGTTTCTTGCAACATCAAAACCAAGTATTCCAGTTATTGGTGTTGGTGTTCCATCTACATCAATAGAATAAGTTTGTGGTAATGGACTAAATTGAACAATACCAGATTCAACTGTAATTGATGCGCTTTCATTCTGTGAATTTGTAACAAGACATCTAATCTCATATTCATTGTTTACATTTAAAAAGTAAGCTTCAAATGAAATTGCCAATGCAAAATCAGTTACTTGAACAATGTCCAATGGAAATCCTTGAATTACTGCTTCATTGTTTGTGATGTCATATAAGACAATTGAAACAAGTGTACCATCCAATGATGCTGGTTGTGATAAGTTAATGCTTATATTAATAGCAGTTGCAGACCAGAAGTTTGATGGTGAATATATTCCAGTTGTTTCATTATAATCACCAGAATTGTTTGTGTAATTATTTCCACTTGTATTGTTATGTATTATTGTGTGATAACCATTTGTTGCAATGAATGTTTGTGATCCAGAAGCTGTTAAATTTACTTCATAAAAACTTTCATTCATTTCAGTCAATGAATCATTTGATCCAGAATTTAGATCTAAATATAAATCGTTTAATTCTGTATCAATAAAAGATGATTCATAAGTAAAACCAGATTCAAGAAGTATTTTATTAAATACCTTATTTGCCCTTATTTGTGGTTTTAAATTGAATACTGACAATGGATTGTTGGAATTTGATATTGATCCAGACACATTTCCACCAAACATTGCTCCACTATAATCATACATTGAATAAACAATGTCACCATTCAATAAAGGTGTTACATCTCTGTTCATTGAAGTTGACACCACATTCAAATTCATCTGATGATCGTATTCACTAAAGTCAAATTCTGACAAATACTTACCAGTTAAAACTTGACCAAGTGAAGAAACAGAACTGAATACCACACATTCATAATGGTGTGTCACATCGTTTGAAACAAATACGTTTGTCAATTGAAGATACCCTTCAAACACTTCAAGTGAATCTTTTGTGATTGTTGCTTGAACCTTTATTTTTGTATTGTAATTTCCAAACTGTGTCACCTCAAAATAGTCACCAAAGAACACATCATTGTTTGGTGTTGATGGAATACGGAAATTGAATGTGTGATTTCCTTTGTTTGATTTGAAGTCTTGAATGTCTTTGAATTGGTAATTCGCTGTCATTGGTTGATCACCAGACAGATCTAAATAAACAACCCTTGAATCATCTTGTGTTTCAACTCTTATTTGTGTAGCCATCTATGTTGTGCTAAATTTAGGATTTGCATATTTGAATTTTAGTTCATATTCATATAAACCAGTATTCTTTTCACCTTTCAATTTCATAGTTGTCTTTTCAAGAATAAGTGCTTTGGCATTATCTCCATCAAGTAAATGAATTTGTGGTGACATCATCATGTCTTTGATTTGTTCAATCTGGTAATCTTTAAGATTGTCCGTGAATAGTGTGAATGATTCTGTTGGATTGACAGAAGTTGTCATCATTCCTTGCTTTGCAACATCTAATGGATAAGCTGAATCAATAAGTGTATTGCTGAAAGTAGCCAATCCAGTTGATTGATTAAATACTGGCTTAGTAATGTATTCCCTTTTGACTTGCAATTCTTCAGTCTTTTCTTTGTTCAAAGTTATGTATTCCCATGCACCAAATCTGTTCATGTATGAAAGTCTGTTCTGCTCATATCTTGAACAATATTCAATGATTTCAAAATCATATCTTTCAGACATCTTCACACCAGCTGATGTTTCAATATAAACTGCATAATAAGCAATCTTGTCTGTTCCAATATATCCACTTGCTGGAACATCACCACCATAAGAAGCTTCACTTGTATCTATGACACTCATATTAGACAATCCAATTCCAGCATAAAGATAGAAAGATTCATTTGTATTTGCTGATGCAGTTGCATTATATTGTCCACCAGATGCAGTTGTATTGTTCATTCTCAAATCACCAATCTGTGAACCACTTGAATCATAAAAATAAGCATGTATTCTGTAAGGTTCTGCTGATGTATTTATTGCATTTCTATTCAAGAATGCAATTGTATGATATTCATCAAAACCTAATCTTGTTGTGAATCTTGTTCCTTTGACACCATCTGTTCTATATTCATAATTTGAAGACAGAAGTTTTGCTGTGTCATTGCTCAATCTGTAATCTGAAAAGTTAATTTTTGCACCTTCATCTTCTTGACCTCGACCCCAAAACATGAAAATTGTTTTTGAATCCAAACCAGTTCCAGCAGTTTGTTTGACTGGAATTCCATCTGGTGTTGTTGCGTACATTTCAAAGAACTTCAAATTCATTACATTTGCAACACCTCTGAAAGATTCAAACCCTCCAGAAGTTTCAAGAATTCCAACTGAATACATCTTTTGGTCCACATCATTTCTGTATGGCAATGTATGAATGTTTGTCTTGTATGATGGTGTGATTGATAATGGTGCATTTCCATCCAATGATGGTGAAATTTGTGGTGTGACAATTGACTTGTATATTTCAGACAAATTGAAGACAGCTTGTCCATCTTGATTCTGTTGCTGTGTGAAAGATATTGTCTTTGTTACTGGTGTCAATAATCCCTCAATTGTGTATGTAAGTTCCATTAAATATCTGAACTTATAAACACCAGTTGTGCTTGTTGTCAGATAGGCAAGATTTCTTCCAGTTGATATGTTGAAGAACTGATCATTTATTACTATTGTCAACGCCATTCTAATTCAGTTTAATTTCTTTAATAATTTGCTTAATGTAATCATTTGCCATTGCAAGTGCAACATCAGTTCCGTCTTTTGGAATAGCCATTTCAATTGCATCTTTGTAGTAATGTCTTGCACCAATTCCTTTTGTTGCAATGCTTCTTCCAAGTAGAAATGCAAGTGTTTTCTTTGCTGTCTTTGTGTTCTTTGAAAATTGTCCAGTCCCCATGTCACGCAATTTGATAGGTTTTTTTTCAATCCATTTCATCATTGCAAGTTGTGGAATATTTCTTCCTTTGAATTGAAATGGTGAATTCTTTGCTGATTGCTTTACACTTTCAGATCCTTTGACACCTTGTTCAATGAAAGGTGCATATATTTCAGAAGATAAGAATTCCACATCAAAACCAGAACTAAATTGTCCAGATGCAGTTCTTTTCTGCTTCACTCTATAAGATAATGATTTCGACAGATCACCAGTTGAATTTGTCACACGTTTCTTTCCATCAATCATTTTGGAAGCACCAAGATTGATTCTTGCAAGTTTGACAACCCTTGCACCAAAAAGATCCATTTGTTGTTTTGTTGATCCTATCATCTGTAATTCATCCACTCCATTGTTTTGGCTAAATTACCACCAGCTAAATTGTTTGTATAAACATATTCATTTAGAATGAAATCACACTTATTCACTTGTGTTGGTGATCCCAAACCAAACTTCTTATTTGCAATGTCTATTGATTCATTTAAAAGAACAACTGATTCATTCATGTTATAATACAGCTGAACACCAGTTGTAAAAACCCTAATTGCAAAAGTATATGGTTCTTTTCTTTTGTGTTGTGTGCTTGAATTAGTTCCATTTGTTGGACAAATTGGAAATGGTGAATTTATGAAGTTTGTTGTTGCAATATTTGTGACTTGAATTTGACCACTTGAATTGATGAATATATTCAATCCCTCTGTAAATGTTTCAACATCACCAAAGAAACCAATCACATTTGGTGAAGTTCCATCACTGAATCTTCCAAAGTCTTTAATTGTTATGATGAAAGTGTTTTCTGTTTCATTTGTTGGAATATGTGACAAACTACATGTTTCAGTAAATGATGTGTCTAAGAATCTAAATCCATTTTTTACTGGTGACCAAACAACATTCTGACCAGTCTTGTTAAGAGCATCATTACCAATTAATGTATCAACAACTGGTCTTAATTCTGTGACTTGATTTGCAACAATAGTAGTGAATGAATGAATTTGTTCCCTTGAATACCAAGCAAGAATTGGAAACACTCCATCTGGCAAAATATAATCCAATGAAAATTGTTGTTCAGTATTGAAATACGGAATATTGCAAGCTGTCGATTCATTAGGTGTGATCACTTCAAATGATGTTGCCCATCCAGAACAATTGTCTGGTTCTGTATCAATGAATGGTGTTGCTAAAATTGGCAGCTGCATTGATATGTTTGTGTCTTCATTGATGAAAAACTTTCCTTTTGTAAGTTCTTTACATAAGTCTTGTAATATAAGCAAGGCATCAGAAAGACAAGTTGCTTCATTTCTCATCTTATTAGATGCAACATTATATCTGTCAAATACAACAACATCAAATCCATAAGTGATTGTCTGATCATCAATTGAAGTTCCAGTTGGTGTCAAATGAAGTGCTGGATATTCTGTGAATTTATCTTTGTCAAACAAGTCTATTTCACCATAAGTGAAAGACTGTATTTGTTGATGCCTATCAGCAATCACATCAAAATATTGAATAATGGCTTTGTATGTTATCATCTTGATCTTTGTTTCTTTCTCATTTCCTTTTCTCTTTCTGTTGACTTGTCTGCTTCAAGTGAAAGTTTTGTCAGACAGAACATTAATGGAAGCCTTGTGATTTGATCGAACTTTAATATGTCACCATTTGTCAATCCATCAATTACACTGAACCATCCATATCCACTTGCGACTGATTTTTTTCCACCTTGTTTGAAGACAGAAGAAAATTGTTTTGTAGTTCTGTTCCGAAATTCCAAAAAAAAACAGCAATTGCATTTCCTATGTCAATAGAAAGATTTCTGAATTTAACATCATTTAATGAATGCACATCTGAATCATATGGATCAACATCATATCTGTTTCCGTCTTCCTTGATAATTGGTCTGTATAATACTGACATCATCTTTGCAATGTCATTGTCTTTTGCATAAGTTTCAAGATCTACAAATTCACCCAAAGTCATCTCATCAATTTTAGGATGCCATCCATAGATTTCCCCATCAATCTCAATTTTGTTTATGATCTTTTTGTTGACTGGTTTGCTGATTAGCTTGTGCAGATTCTTTTGAATCTTTTGCAAATCTGACAACTTCATCACTTCAACAACTTCTGCTTTAATATTGCAAAGTGTTGAAATGGTTTGTACTGCAATTTCATGATGGTCTTCCAGATCTTTCATGCTATTAATATAATTAGCATAAGTTCTGATGCTTATTTCAGACCATTCAGTTGGAATTGATATTTCAAATGTTTTGTTCATTGTAAAGTTTAAAGGTGTTTTTTAATTTATTTCCTTTTAGAATTCGTATACTCCATAGTTTCCTTTGACTTCATACCACATTCGCATCATTAAAGCATCAGCATAATCTGGTGATCTACCAAGCAATGATTTCATGGTGTCTTTTGGTACAATAGAAAGCTTCTGTGTGTCCTTATCTAATTTGTCACGTTTAATGATTTCAAGTTCTTCAATGATGGTCTGTTTGTGTCTGGTGTCTTTTATTGCCACCTTTCCATTGTTCACCATTTCACCGAGTTTGAAATAGCATTGTGTTTTTAAGTTCTGGAAGTTTTCTGATTTCAATGCTTTTGATCCATTGACAAATCCTTTGCATCCAGAAACACCATCTTTCACACCACCACCAACACCATCTTCATCAACAATGATGTGTGACCTTTGAACGCTGTTCTGGATTGCCATTGTTTTAATTGCATCTATTGTATCAACAACAGAAGATGTGTCCATAGAAGTAATCTTTTCAGCTGTCAAACCATTCCAAAGAATAATGACTGTCTTGTCTGCTCCAAATCTTGCAACATCACAAGTGATGAATTTTAATCCACCATCAATTGTATTGGTGAACATATCATGAATTGAATCATAATCAAATAAAAGTGCATCGTCTTCATTGTATTCCCAATCACCAAGAAGAAGTCTTTGTCTTGACACCTTATCAAGTTTTTCAAGTTGTTTGATGTAATGTTCTGATATTGCAGAATTGTCTGTCACAAGTGATTGAATGAATTGTCTGTGATCTGGCATTCTGTTTTCTTTTGATGGTTTATAGAATTCAGAATACAACCATGTTTTGGTTGGATTGCAAGTCATCAATGTTTTTGGAATCAAATCAAACTTGTCCAGCTTGTATCTTATCCTTGAATTTAGAATGTTGATTGCTTTTTGTGACACCTCTGCACATTCATCAACAAAACAGTCCGTGATTTCCAAACCACCCAATGAAGTGAAGTCTGGATCTGATGGATATAAGAATAAGTCTTTCAAATATATTATTGAATCATTGAAGAAAGTGATGGTTGAATCTTGTGCATTGTAATTGAAATGCTCTTTTGGTTTTAATCCACAAAAGTCTTGTGCCACTTCAAAGAAAGTGTTCAATGTTGTTGCTTTCAGATTCTTCAATTTACTTCTTCCAATCACACTTCTTGTTCCAGCATATTGAAGTCTTCTTTGTATTTGCCAAAGACAACCAGTAAAGGTTTTTGATCCACCAGCACCACCACCAAACAGAACTTCTGTTGTGGTTTTATCTTCCAAGTATTTGAAACATTCTACTTGACGAGGAAATAAATCAATATCAATTTGCTTTGACATCTAATGGTTTTAAGTTGATGATGATTGATTTGTCAGTCACATCAGCTTTGATTTCTGTTCTTGATAGTTTTGGAACAATGTATTCCGACATTTTCAGAATGATCTCCAATGCTCTTTCTGGATCTTCAGAAGCAACATCAGACAACCATATTTTCATATTGTCAAGATTGCTTTCAACCAACAATTGGAAAGCATTTCTGATTTCTTGTGTTGACTTGTTTGGAATCCCTTTCCGATTACCAGCTAACTGATTTCCCTTTTCAAATGGCATTACTCTTTGTTTATTAATGAATAATAATATACATAAGAAACAAGAATGACAAACCCTATAATGACTGCGTAAATATTTATCATCTTAATTTGTGTCAATTGGTGTCACTTTCTCATAAATCTTTGGTGCAAGTTCTTGTGGAATAAAAGTCTTGATGCTTATTGATCCTTTAAGATTTGACTTTTTATTGTTTAAGAATTTAAATACACTTTCAATTGACTGGATTGATTTCTGAAGTGCATATCCCCTTGCCATGTCTTGAACATATTCAATCACTTCTGGTTGTCCTTTGAATGTTTCTGCTATTTGTGCAAGAACATCAACTTTACCATCTTTTGTTCTGATCACTTCTTCTTGTTTTTCCATTCTTCTGTTTTAAAGTATTTGTCCAATTTGTAGTTCTTTCTGTTGTCTGATATTCCAAACATCATTAACATATTGTCAGCAACTACAAAACCATCTTTATTGATGAATATTTGTTTGACCTCTTTGTCTATTGTTGTGATGAATTTCTTTCCATCAGCTTCCAGAATACATCTATGATCCACAAGCTTCACAATCTTCATCATTTATATCACAAACATCTGGTTGATCTCTGTCAGATAAGTCTTTCAAGAAGTCATCAAATGAATCATTCAGTTTGTCATTGTCTACTTTTGGATCTTTATTCATTGTATTTTGTTTGAAGTATTATTCTTAGATAGTGAATTGCTTTCTTTATGTCATCAGCACCATTCTTTGATTGATGTCTTGAAACATACTTGATTACATTACCCTCACAAAAATCAATCTTGTTTGATATGATGTAATCCAATGGTTCAATCTTCATCATTGCGTAATGCTGTTTCAGATCATCACCTTGCCATTCTTTCTCTGTGTCTTTCATGAAGTAATTTTTTGAACTGTTCTTTATCTCCGTAATGAATATGACACTTTCTGCAAACTGCCATTAAATTTTCAATTGTGTCTTTTAGTTTTGATCCACCAGATTGTCTTGGTTCTATATGATGAATGTCCACAGCTTTCTTTCCACACATTTCACAAGGAATAAATTCATCACCAAAATAACTGAAGAAGTCCATGTATATCTTTGTGTGTTTCTTCATTCCAGTTTGTCTTTGATCTTATCAATTAGATTGTTCATGTATCTAAGATAAAAAATGTCAAATTCAATTTCTTTCTGCTTGTGTTGTTTCCAGTAAATATACAAGACTGATCTAAGTCTTTGTGATGGTGTCTTTCCATCATTCTTTTCTGATTCTAATTTGAAGCCATCTAAAGCATCCAATTCTTCTTGTGATATGTTATCACTTGAAAGATACATCAAACATTCAGTCTTTCTTAGATTGAATAATTTGACAGCTCTGTCCGTGTCCAGTTCATAAGTTGAAAGAACTATCTTGACAGATGAATCTTGTCTTGTTGCAATTGATTCAACACCTACTGGAATAACTAACTTAGTCATCTTGCTTTCTTATAATGTCATAAAAAAATGGATCAATCTTCTTGATTTCTCTTTCAATGTGCTTCCAATCTGACTTTGTTTGTTTTTCACCTAAATCTTGACTTGATTTTGTTCCAAGTGCTGCAATGTTTGTTGCATTTGTTTGAAGCAAACTATCAATTTGATCTTTGATTGATTGATCTGTGTAATATTTTGGAACATTACTTTTCATATTCTTCAACAATTTGATTCATTTCTTTCAATGCAGATTTCAAACATGGTACACAATTGCTGGTTTTGGTGTTTCCTCCAAAATATTTTCTTTGCATATCATACAAGACATCTTTTTGATCTGGATTGATAGTGTGTTTTACTTCTTCAAGCAATTTCTTTATTGCAAGATAGTCATTCTCTGTGACTTGTAAGTCATTCCAGAAAGAAAATGGACATGTACTGAAAGATATTTTTGTTTTCGCATCCATGAAACATCCACATGTTCTTTTGTCACCAACCTTGTTTCCTTTAATAGCTGTTCCACAAGTTCTGGTTCTTTTTCTGAAGTGTTTACAAGCTTCACAAATGGCAATTCTTTTCTGTGCAAGTTCTTTGTCTGCTTTGAATGGAATCATATTAATTTCTTTATGTTGTTTTTTACTTTGTCAATTGTGTATTGAATACTTTTGAAAGTGATTCCAGTTTCTTCAGACAGTCTTCTTATTGAAAGACCAGTTTCATAATATAATTGAAACAACTTTCTGTCATATTCATCAAATGTGTTCAAACAATCATCAATCTTTTCATTCATCATTTCAACATGATCATTTGAATTGTTTTCAATTCTTTTGTTTGCAAGATGTTCAAGAAAGGAATCATCAGAATTGATTTTCTTTTTCTTGTATTGCACCATCTTTTTATTGAATTGTGATTTTGTTGAATAGAATTTCACCATCATGATCTTGCAGATGTATGTTTTTATCTTTCCAGAATCTATGATGATAAGAAGTTTGTGTTGGTTCATGGTCATCAACTGAAGGAATGTTTCTTGGACCAAGTCTTCAGATAAATCCTTGTCTTTGGTTTGTTTTATTGCAAATCCAAGAAAATATTTGTAGTCTTTGTAAATCCATTCAATTGGATGCCATTGATTTTTCATTCTGTAATTGTATAGTTCACGTTTGATTCTGGAATTGTGCAAGAAAGATACCATTCAATTGTTTCAATAGTATGATCAATCCCAGTACAAACAACTGCAATATAGTCATTTATATCTAATTTTGAAAGAACATTCTTTTGTGCTTCTGTTGGATAATTACCTTTGATCTTTAATTCAATGGCAAGTCCATGTTTGATTTTTCCATCAATGATTCTTGGTGAATAGATGAATAGGTCTGGAAAACCAGAAGTGTATCCTTTTGATTTGTAATCTCTGTGCCTTGCTTTGGCAATATAAATTCCACCAAGTGATCCATTCATGAATACATCTTTATGTTTCAACTTCATGTATTTCACAATTGCTTTCTGAAGTTGTTGTTCTTTCTGCTTTCTCATATTAGTCTAAGTTGTGATTGATGTTGTTTAAGTCTTTTCAATGATGCTTCAAAATACTCTTTATCTAATTCACAAGCAATTAAATCAAATCCAAGATTGTGACAAGCTATTGCAATACTTCCAGAACCAAGATGTGTATCAAGTATCTTGTCACCTTCTTTTGCGTAGTTCATTAAAAGCCATTCATATAACTTAACAGGTTTTTGTGTAGGGTGTATTCTTACATTGTCAGCACCAAGAAAACCTTTATATCTTATCGGAGCTATTCTTAAAACTTTATTAAAACTACACCAAGCTAATTCTCCATCAGCAAAATCACAATCTCCGTTTATTCCTTTATCCCAAAATATATAACACCTACTTGGTTTTAATTTATCAGAAAAATAATTACCACCCCAAATTATTTGATTTTTACTAACTCTAATTAATTCATTAAAATAATTAATGCTTGGTGTTTCATTATCCCATTTTTTACCTTTTTTGTATTTCTTATTTTTACCACTTCCCATAGTCATTTCAGAAGCATTAATTCCATAAGGGGGGTCAACAATTGCTAAATCAAAATGATTGTCTTCATATCTTGACATCAACTCCATATTATCTTCTTTTGTTATTTTCATTGTCTCATCCAATCTTTAAGTGATATTT